AATCTGGATGGTGTCACTGCCACTGCGGGATGACGACACGCCCAAATGATTGCATCTTGTCCGAGTATGTCCTAGTCTGACCATAAGGAGATCACATGACCGAAAAGTATTTGACCGCAAAGCAAGTTGCGCAGCAGCTGCAAGTCAGCGAACGCACACTACGCAGGTGGGAACAATCAGGACAACTGAAGCCCAAACGCATAGGCGGGGTCAAACGCTTTAAGGCTAGTGACATAGAAAAATAACAAAGGAGACAGGGCAAATGTTTTTTAATGGATTCACATTGTTACTTATGATTGTCAGCGCTTTAGCAGGTTTTGCTTTTGGCATACGAGTAGAAGAAGCACATCAAAGAAGCCGCCGTAGTGAGTGGCTAAACGGCGAAACAGTAGAAGATCACATGAAGCGCGATGGGTGGAAATTATGAGTTTTGACCTAGAGGGTTACACGACAGTGCAAGAGCGCCTGGCTGAGTTTTACGCAAAGCACCCCGATGGCTCAATTCAATTTGAGTACATGGGACTACTAGATGGCTCGCCGCTAATGATGTGGGGAATAGCCAAGGCGTATCGCACACCTGACGACACGCGCCCGGGCATTGGCACAGCTGCCGAATTAATTGAGGGCAAAACGCCTTATACAAGAGGCAGTGAATTACAAAACCTAGAGACGAGCGCATGGGGCAGGGCGTGTGCCAGCCTTAACATTGGACTATCTAAGGGCATCGCAAGCAAGCAAGAAGTACAAGCTGCCAAAGAGCGACAAGCGCCAGGGCCAAAGATTGCTAAGCCAATGTCTGATGACCCTTGGGCCTTAAATGGACAGCCAAATGACCCAATAGCGCCAGAATGTCAGCATGGTCAAATGACACGCAAGACAGGCCTTAAGAAAAACGGTGATCCGTATGGCGGCTGGGTTTGTGGCGCTGGCGGTAATGGTGACAAGTGTGATGCAATTTGGGATCGCTCGTGATTTGTGAGCATGGCGCAAGCGCCCCCAAGTATTGTGCAATCTGTCGGCATATGGGAATTATGGCCAAAGATGAGGGCATAACTTTAGCCAGGCAATCACAACTCAACTGGCACAATGAGGCCGTTATCTGCATACGGCAGATGGCTCGTACTGGCAAACCATTCACAGCTGAGGATGTAGTCGCAGAGATAGGCGCACCAGGGGGATCGGGCAAAGTAATCGGGGCAGCCTTTAACACAGTGGCTCGCTCGGGCATGATCTGGCGATGTGGCGAACGCCCGGCAGATCGTAAGTCAAGCCATCGCAGAATGTTGGCAGTGTGGCGAGGCGGACAAGTTATAGAACAGGTGAGGTTATTTAATGACTGAGGCAGACATCATGCGGTGCGGTTGTGGCGCTTGGTATTACATTGGCAAGCCTTGTGGCTTTTGTGAGAAATGGGCAAATCGTGGATGAAATAGAAAACAAATTAGAGGCAATTATGGCCGATCCTGTGTGGGCAAGCATAGAGCGCAAGATTGCTGGTCATTACGCAGCTGCACAATTCTTGCCAACATCATGCCCACAGTGCGCCAAGATACTTGAGCCAATAGATTTTGGTGTTGATCCTGACAGCAACGAGCGCTTATGGGTAACACATTGTTGTGGCCAGTGGGATAAATATTTGGAAAAGCTTGGCCCGGCAGATTTGTTATGAGACAAGAAAAGTTATTTAACATGCAACAGGAAAGCATAAGTAGCAATGACTATTACACGCCAGCTTGGATTTTTGAGGCAATGGCTGTCGAGTTTAATCTTGATGTAGCAAGTCCACCTGGCGGCATTAATTGGATACCTGCACACCATTACTACACAATGCTAGATGACGGGCTATCTCAAGATTGGTTTGGCCGGGTTTGGATGAACCCACCATTTAAGGGAATAACACCCTGGGTTAAAAAGTTTATAGATCATGCTAACGGCATTGCTTTACTGCCATTGGAAAAAGGCAAGTACACAGACCTTATTAACAATGCCGCTGATGCACACGTTATATTGCCTGCTTACCTAAAGTTTGAAACAAAATTTAGCAAACACAGTGACATTAGGCCAGTGTGCCTACTCCATGCAATTGGTGAATCAAACGTTGAGGCCATTGGTCGAGTTGGCAGGCTGTACAAATAAAGAAGCGACACGCCAGATGCCAAGAAACATACTGACGTGCCGCGAAACTGTGTTACAGTCTCAAGCACCCACGCTCTAGTCAAGAGTATAACTGATGGCCGACTAATCAATCGGCTAAACCGCCGTTTGATGGCGCTTACTTGGCATGGCGATACACCATGCAAAACCCTATAAATACAGGGTGAGGCTAATCAGCAGCTGCCAAAACGAATCGCCTGGCAGTGATAGACCAATGAAATTAGCCACAAGGCGCGATTGTCGAAAGACCCATGACCACAACCGATTCCACATACTGTGAGGATGGCTGAAATAATGCCATTCCCTGTCCAATAGCCAAGCCTGTGAGGATCTTAGTAATACAATCGCAACATGAATGAATGGGTACAAGTAAAGCACTCTGAATTGCTGGAGTATGTAATTCATGTAGAACATTTAGCCAAAGACCATTCAGAGTTACAAGAACAGGTCAAGGATGCAAAAGAATTAGCAAGCATAATTGAGCAGACTTACAAGACAAGGATTGAGAAGCTGACAGATTTGATACTTGACATTCACCCGGCCAATCACAAGTACGAGCAAGGATTGATGCATGCGTACAACATTATGGCTGGGCATCTTGAGTAGAGCGCATAGCCAGGGTACAACCACAGAATGGCGCAACCTTAGAGCTGCATGCTTTCGGGTATGGGGTAGATCATGTCTGTATTGCGGTGGTCGAGCAACAGATGTGGATCACATTATCGAATTGGCACGAGGCGGCACAAACACGCTGGACAATGTGCAACCACTATGCAAACCATGCCACAAGCACAAGACCTTACAATTTAACTCAACGGCTAAAAATAAAAAAAATCCAGTTTTTTCTAAGCCGATGCCACCCACAGACTCCCTTACTCTTTTCCCTCCCCTTTTGATTCGATCAGATCCGCCAACTACCGAAAGGCCCAAGTAATGACCTTAAATAAACCAGAAGCGCCAGAGACTAAACCGATGAGCTGCTACCTATCACTCAATTCAGCAATCTCAGTTGCAAATTGGATCGCGCCAACTGATGTTGCAGCGCTGACTTTAGCCAGGCGAATTGCCATGGCATTAGATACCGCCTTTGACATGGGCGAACTCAAAGAGGCAACACCTTTGGCAGCTAAGTATTTACAAGTGTTGCAGCAGCTACATCTCACAGTGGAAACTAGAACAATAGGAAAACAGGGCGATCAGAATGACGGGACAAATCACGTTGGAAACTATCTACGGCTACTCGACACCAAGAATACAAAGCCCAAGCCTAAACCTGCCCAGCGCAGGGCCAGTGGTGTCGGCACTAGCTGACGAATTAGGCCTGCCACTTTTACCTTGGCAAAGTCATGTCCTAAATGATGCGCTAAAGATCTTGCCCAATGGGAACTGGGCCAAGAGCCAGGTCGGTGTGTTGGTCGCCCGGCAGTGTGGCAAAACCCACATGATGCGGATGCGCATACTTGCTGGCCTGTATGTCTTTGGCGAAAAAAACGCAATAGCCATGAGCCAAACTAGGCAACTATCGTTAGACACATTTAAGCAAACTGTGGACATGGCCGAGAGCCTGGACTGGATGCGCAAGAGAATTAAGCGAGTTAGCCGCACTAACGGCCAAGAGGAATTAGAGGTGTATTGCCACCACTACCCCAAGAGCTGCGATGGCAAGTGCGAGAGAATCCGCAAGTATTCAATTCGAGCCGCCACATCCGAGGGGCCGCGTGGCTCGTCAGCTGACTTGCTTTATGTCGATGAGCTGCGAGAGATTGACGAGGCAACCTGGGCAGCCGTTACACCGATAACCCGAGCCAGACCCAATGCGCAAGTGTTTTGGACAAGCAACGCGGGCGATCTAACTTCCAATGTGCTAAACGAACAGCGCCGCCGCGCC